GGAACGGATTGCAGCGATACACCAGGCAACGGAGGCGAAGTGATGTTTACGATGCTCTCAATAGCACAAGTTCAAGGCGACCCACTGCTGCTCGGCTTGATGCTCTCCTTCTTCGCGTATGTGATCTACCTGTTCGCGAAGCGGCTGTGAGTGCCTACGCGATGCACGCTGCAGGATACTTCCCGAAAGTTGATACGAACGACTGGCTCGGCCTGGCCTATGTCGCCATCGTCTTGGCCTGGGTCGCCTGCACGATCTGCCAGGGCAGCGGAAAGGATTGAAACAGTCACCTCGACAGGAATGGCCTGTTGGACAAAGGAGGGAAGATGGAAGAACCGATCATTCACAAACATTCCGAGGACGCGATCGCAGCTTCGCAGGCGAGCGGAGGCTCTAAGACATACGCCAGGTGGAGCCACGATAACTGGACGCATCTGTTCGAGCGGTGCGAATCGCCGATCGTTCACCACAAGGACGGGTCAACCGTGTACCAGAAGGCAGGCCTCTGGAGAGTTGAACTGCTGCACCGTAGCCATCCAGAACGGGTCGTTGCCCTGCTCGTTGAAGCCATCACTCGCCGTTACCACGCCGACCGTAGCAGGCCGTCATGATCTATTGTGGCGTTGACCCTGGCTCGTCTGGAGCCCTTGCCATCATTGACGACCTGGGGATGGTACTCAGCATCGACCGCTTCTCGTCTGTCGTGAGCGAAGGGCAGATCGGCTCACTGATCTACGACAGGCTGTCCGCACTGCCGACACCGACACTGCTCGCGATCGAGAAGGTGCATTCCATGCCAGGCCAGGGAGTGAGCAGCACCTTCAAGTTCGGTCGCACCTATGGGGAGGCCTATGCCGCCTGTGTGATCTGCCGAGCGATGGTGCAGGCTGTGTCGCCGCAACGATGGCAGAAGGACTTCGGCCTGTTGTCGTACGGTGGAACCTCCAAGACAGATCACAAGAAGGCTCTCAAAGAGTTTGCCTGCACCAGATGGGGTCGCAAGTTCCACTCCGAAGAGGCCGATGCTGTTCTGATCGCGGAATGGCTCCGCATCCATAGCAATCGAACGCATCACCGAGGTTGACAGTGTCGGCACCTGGCGATACGGCAGCAGAAGCTGTCGCTGGGGAGCGACTGCCTACGCCGAGGACATCCTCCCCTCGGTAGTAGGAGGGGTGAACCGCGCAAGTCCTTCGCGGTTCGCTCCGCTGTCTGATGCCAGGTGCGATCCAAGAAATTCCTACATGGAGGGTAGGAATGATGTTGCAATGTAAAGCGTCACGGTTTAGAGTGATCTGGTCAACCCCACTCCCCCAGAGGACATCATGACCACGCTCACCGTCAACTACATGAACCGCGCCATCCGTCTCACAGGCCTCTCCGTTCACTACGCCATCGATGATGCAGGTTTCAACTGCTTCCGCTTCCGTGACGCTGTTACTGACAAGTTCGTTGGCAGCCCGATGACCAAGCTTCCCACGATGAACGAGCTCGCCTCTGTCGTTCGTGCAGCCATCGCGGACCGTGACGGCGTCAGCCCTTCTGCTCAGTAGTTCTGCGCCCCGACGAACCCGCTGACCTGCTGCCAAGACTGCTCCGGAGTGAGCACCTGGTCGATACGCAAGACCAGGCCATCATCGAACAGTGCTGCGAACCGAGCAGCCTTCGTCGCACGACCGCTCGCCCATACCGAGTTCTGCGACTTGCCAACCTGTTGCTCCCTGGCCTGCCTTCGCTGCGACAAGGTGGCAACAGGGGGATGTAGGTAGACGCATACGCACTTGTCCACCGAGGCCCGAACAGTGCCTAACGCTCCCGCATGAGAGAAGCGGTCACCGTCGAAGATCGTGAGCGACCTGGGGAACGAAGGTGTAAGCGAGTGCTTCCAGAAGTCCAGAGCCTGCACGACCCCGTTGTAGGCAACAGTGTCGGCTCCCTCGAAAGGCCTGCCATCATACCATCCTGCTGCGAAGATCGCCGCCTGGTCATCTCTGCGAGAGGCCATCGTCCATCTCGGCGACTGCACCAGACCGACATTCCACTCCGAGCGATTCAACGAGTTCAGAAGCTGCCGAACGATCGTTGTCTTACCCGCACCTGGCGGACCGACGATGAAGGCAGCAGTCCTCACAGTTCGCTCCCGAACGCTCGACGCTCGGCCACAATGGAACCTCTGACCCGTTCTTCTTCTGCTGAGCCGCAATCTTGGATCTTCTCGCGGATGTAGCAGACGCACGAAACCCGCTTGCGAGAGCCGATCGGAGTGTTACCGTGGATAAGGTGCGGATTGAAGCACAAGAAGTCGCCGTGAGCCATTGGAAAGGCGACACGGAACGATGGCAGCACGATGTGAGCACCGCCAGAGATGCCACCTTCCCAACCTGCTACGAGCAGGGACCAGGCGACACCAGGGCCGACAAGGTCGCCTCCGTCTCGATGGTATGCAGTGCGGTAGGTATTGTTCACCGTGATCGTGGTGAACGGCGCACTCGGGAAGAGCCAGTCGGGGTGAATCTTCTGGCAGGTCTCGACTTGTGCATCGTACTCATTCGGGGCGATGCGAGAGTAGGCACTGGAGATCGCCTTCCAGAATGGCGCAAGCTTCCCATACACGAACTCGCGATGCTCAGCAGTGTAGATCGTCTGCCGACAGTAAGGTTGCCGAACCGACCTGTCGAACGAGCCGACCTGTCCGCTGTACGGCCAATCCACCAGGTTCGGGTTCACCCTAGTCGTCTTTTTGGTCATCCTGCGAACATTCTTTCCAGATGCGTTACCGCGATTATCGGTCTTGATCTGGATACTCGACAGTTCGGGCCAGAACTCCGAGAACTGCGAAGCAAGGGCAGCAGGCGCGTAAATCGCGAGGAAGTTCCCATCTTCGTCAACGAATCTGCCAGGCTCGGTGATGAGCTTGTCGTAGTCGGAGAAGCCTGCATACTCGGACAGAAACCTGTCCTCTTCGTTCTTCGGTACTGCCCTGCGAATGACGAAAGTGTTCATGCTACTCTCCAGAGCCTTCTGCAGCCTTGATCGCGAGGTCCACCAGGGCATCGCTAGCCGAGGCGCATCCACTCTGCTTCTTCAGCACCTCACAGGCCTTCTGGAACCGAGCATACCGCGCCTCTTCGATGTACAGGTAGAACACTCTCGTCGCCTGGGTCATGTTCCCGCTGTAGGGGTTCATGCTCGGCTTAGCAGCAGGGTTCAGCGATGCACCTGCACCATCGTCGTACGCAGCTTCTGCCTGCTGCTCCAGAGAAGGCGAAACAGCCTGGTCGAGAGACACAGGCTCCGAGCCTGCCTTCTTCGCGAGTTCGGCAGCGAAGTCGTCCAGTTCGGACTGGCGGAAGTAGACGGACAGGTCTGCGTAGGCCTCTTGCGCCGACGAGATCTGCTCCAGATCCCAGTTTAGATTGACCTCGGAGACCCTGTTGTCGGCGAAGGCAAGTTCGCGAGCCTTCCCCTTCGCATCGTTGAGGTCAAGATCAGTGCGCTGCACGACGATCAGTTCGTCACCCGCTGTCTGGATGACCTTGATCTTGAGGCCGGCCTCGGTAGCAGCTTCCGCCGTCTTGTTACCCGCGATGATGTTGCCATCCTTGTCGACAAGGATCGATCGGCCTGCACCGTTGCGCTCCAACGAGCGGCGGATCATCCAACCGCCTCGCTCGGTACCGAGGTTGGCGTTTGAAGTGTCCTGCTTCAAGTCGGTGATCTTCTGTATCTTGTCCATCTGTTCCTCCGAGGGTTACGATGTTCGGTACAGATGGCCTCCGATTGTGTCAACCTGTTGCAGACAACAGGCTGCACCAGACTACTCGTCGAACCTGGCCTCGATGCGAATCAGCCGTTCGTTGATCTGCTCGACGCGATCTCGAAGCTTCACGAACTCTTCGGGAGAAGGTTGGCGATCCAGTTCGTGACGGATCTCTGCGATGCCGTTCTTCATCTCCTTCCACTCAGTCCGAACCTCCGACCAGACGAACGCGATCAGCGCAAGGATGGCAGTGGAAGCGATTGAGCCGATGCTCGAGAAGATTCGGTACACGGTCGGCGCTCCAATCGTCGCCTTCGCAACGATGGCTTCCACACTCTCTGTTGAGAGTGCAGGCCTCTCGGTAGACCTGCTGCCTCGTTCGGAACCAGGGCTACTCATCGCCTCGGCCAGTCTTACGGGCATCTGCATCGAGAGCGCGATCGATGGCATCCTTCGGTTCAACATTCCCTGCGAGCAGGCCAGATACCGCACCACCGAGGCCAATCCAAAGGGTCATCGGAACAGCGGCAAGACCACCTGTCGCAGCGACAGCGATGATCGGGATGGCTGCACCGAGCACCGCTGCACCTGCCAGACTGAAGTTGATGCTGCCCTTGGAATGCGTGAACTTGAACATACGGGCCTCAGATCAAAGAGGAATCGAACCATCCGATCGTTCGTGCGATGTCGTGCGAATCTGTCCATCGGTGCAGCTTCCGATAGACGCCATCGCCTTCTCGAGAACCTGCTAGGTTCGTGTTGCCTTCGATAGTGTGGAACCCGACATCGTCAACAGCGATAACGATTCCGATGTGACCCTGTACCCAGGTTCCGCGCCGAGCCTCGGCTGCTCCGGCCTGGTCCTTCGCCCTTACCCAGATCCAACCCGCCTTCACCCTGTGTCGGTAGTCGTCAAAGAGTGGAGTGCAGGCTCCCGAAGGTCCCGTCTTGCGGGAACCTTTCTGCCAGGTGGTAATCGCTGAACCGCTGCACCAGACTGGAGGGGCAGACAGGCCTCGCGACTTCATCATGCACCATCCAACGAAGGCAGAACACCAGGGATCGCCAGGGCGAAGGTTCACTGCCCTCTGGTACTCTTCGACGCGAGGTCCACGGTTCTTGCCGCCGACCTCTCTCACGATTGCCTTCACTTCGGCTTCTGCAACCGAGAGCAGGCTGTCAACAGCGGCGATGCCAGTCTGCTCCAGCGATGCAGTCTGTATTGACGCGAGAGTGTTCGGGCCAAGCTTCCCATCTACGGGAAGTCCGTTCTGGATCTGCAGGGCAGCGACAGCTTCTGCGAACTCCGCTGTCTCTGGATCAAGATCGCAGAGCGGGGAAGGCAGCGACTGAACCTGCCAGAGAGAGCCAGATTGACGAGTGTTGTAAGCGATGCGAATGTCTTGCACCTGGCCTCCGTCGATCACTTCTTTGCCGAGTGCTTCGGCTTGGCAGGGATAGCAGTCTTCGGTGCAGGTGCAGGCGTCGGAGCAGGTGCCTCCTGCTTCGCCACAATGGGGTCAAGAACAGGCTTCTCGACCGCCTGGCTAGGCAGCATACCATAGGCGATGTCGGACAGGCTCTGTGCAGCCTTGACGAGAGCAGCAGCTTCGTCTCTCGACAGTTTGACAGAGATCGCAGGCCGATTGCCGATCTTCACGATAAGGTTCTGCCCGTCTGCAGAGAAGCGAGCGGCGCCGAGTTGACGAATGACAGGTGCGATGATGGCGTCAAACATAGTAGATCCTTACGGCTGGCCTGTGCTGATCCAGTCGGTTCCGTCGAAGTAACAGACCTTGTCGCCGTCCGTGTCGAAGCCGACCGAGAACTCCGGCACCGAATAGACCACGCCTCCGGAGGTCGTCGGCAAGGGCAAGATGCCGAAGTCGGTGCTCGTCGAGAGCAGGGTCATCCCTGTTCCGTCCGCATACCAGATAGTGCCTGCTTCGGTATTCACCACGACCGAGAGCGGAGTCGAGATGACCGAGGCGCAGACGGCATCGAGCGTTGCGGTGGTGGCGGTGTAGACACCGGCGACAGGCGAACCAGGGAAGGCAGAGCCTGCACCGCCAGAACCGAATGCGAGCAGCGACCGCATCATGGAACGACCGTCGAGGTTGCGAAGGCTCGGATCACGAAGGCCTCGCCGCCTGCTGCCGACCAGATCCCTACGGACAGGCTGGCAGACGGGTGGTCAAACTGGAATCCGTTGAGAGCGGGAACAGGCGAACCCTGTGGAACAGTCGCATCCTCGTCATCGACAGATACGAAGATCGCGCTGCTCGCGTCGAGGTTCCAAACTTGGAACGAGGAAACGGCGAAGGCCGAGAGATCGACCGAGACGCGGGTTCCACCTGCATTCGCAGTGAAGGAAGTCCAATCCACCAGGGTCGGTGAAGCTGCTGTACCTGCTGCACCTGCATAGGTGAAGATTGCGCCTGTCTGGTGTCGCGTAAGCGGACCAGGGATGTTGACGATACCGGAAGATGTTGGGGTGACGCTCGCCATAGGGCCTCCTGGGTTCGGCACTCCCTACCCTATCCGTATCACGGTAGCAAGGTTGAATCCCACTCGAAGGTTACGAGCCGAACGAAACCCGCTGTGGCGATCGAGATCGAGAAGCTTCGCACTCCCGACGATGGCAGCACATAGGTAGAGGTGATCGTATCCTCTGATGCAGCGTGCGTATGCGTTGCCATAGTCACCGCTGCTGTGTCGTCGAGAAGTTCCAGTTTGCAGTCCGTCCCTCTCGTCGTGAGCAGGATGCGGTCGATGCCTGGCGGAATGTCAACATAGACCAGAACCCACTCGGTCGTCGCTGCGAACACCTCCCATCCAGAACTCGCTGTCTCGACGAACGACAGCAGCACTGATCTGGAATCCTTGTAGGTGGCATTCTGCGTCTCCGCGAGATCGACAACAGAAGCTGCGAGGATAAGGTCGTTGAACTCCACTGTTCCAACATCAATCACCTTCATGTCTGCAGTCGGGCCGCTCATCTTCTCCCCCAGGCCAGGTGAGCCGTAATCGGCCCGAGTGCCACAATCGCTCCAGAGTTGCCTGCACCGTTATCGGTAAACCTAGTCCGAACGCAATACAGGTCTCCGCTCTGCCGAATGCTCTTCCAAGTATCCGACTCGATCGAGAGGTACTGCGTCGTGGTAGCGAGGGCAGTCGAGACATCGAGAAGGCCGAATGAGCCGTCGTGGCTCCACGGCTGTCCGTTCGGACGAAGGTCGTGCCAATTCGCGCCTCTGGTCTCCTCCCACATTTTGTGGATCCAATAGAACACCGAAGGAGCGTTGACCGCTGTTCCCGCCTGCACCACTCTCGGTTCATTCGGCAGCGTCACCGTCCGAGTGTCGATGACTGTCGCGGTCGTGATGTTGTAAAGCTCGACCGTGAAGTCGAGGAAGTTCCCTCCGGCCTGCCATCCATCGGGGCGGGATCGGAACGGAGCTAGAATGAGCAGCGGCATCGATACCTCAATCCCAACATCGCCTGGGTCTTCGGTCGGCTCATCTTCGAGGACGGATAGCGCGACCTCTCGACCTTCCTGCGTGTATGTCGCGGAGTCTGTAAACCAGAGCAGTCGCCAGCATCCAGCGTATTGCTCGCCCGTCTGCAGTGCGTGAGCGCGACCGACCTGCTCATGCCGAAGGTCCACCAGGCGCGAACCCTGCCAGAATACATCGGCGACATTCGACCCCACTGTCTGATACCATCTCAGCATCGGGTCGTTCACCCTGTCTGGATGCTCTGAGTAGGGAGTGATCGAGAGGGAGCGGAGTTCAAGGATACCGAGCTCGGCCCAGAAGATAGAACTGTAGTAGCCGCTATCGGTCGCTGCACCTGCAGGTATCTGATTCGGGGTCGTGACCTCCGCGAGGAACGCTCCATAGCAGGAGGTGCCGAATGAATCGATCTGCGAGTAGGCTACCGTGAACGGAGTTCCGCTCAGGAACTCGTCTCCTCCGATCGTGTGATTGCTACCGGCGATCGGCGTGCAAAATCGGAACGCGACGAAGGGAACATTTCCGTTCGTGAGCGGAGGGCATTCCTGTGACATGTCTCCGAGGTTGAACCTTCGCACGCGAGGATACGGCTCCTGCTCGATGTACCAGTTATTCGTCCACTGATTCTGTTTCCAATCGGCATCCGATTCGACTGCAAGGAAGATATCGTTCCAACCGCCACGAACCTCGATTCCGGAGAGCGTGGTCTTTGCCTTACCAGGTGTGATCGTGGAAGCTGTTGCGTCCAAGTAAGCCACCGATGGAGCCTGGCCTCTGCTGCCTTGAAGCGAGAAGGCCTGCACCCGAACAGGCATGACGGAAACCGTACCGTCAATCGTGATGTCAACCTTTCTGATCGTGTTGTCTCCAGAGCCGAGGTCTGGAACATAGTAGCGAAACGAGCCGAAGCAGGCCCATGTAGCGAACGCGATTCGAGGCACGAAAGATGGCAGGGCCTCTTCGTTCGTCTCGTCGAGAGGCCAGGTGAAGGAGAGCGTAGGGCCTCGCCATTCGATAAGGTACCGATTGTTCTGGCGGAGCCTCTGCAGCAGTGCGGTAGACACCTGAGAGTGATTGCCTGGCGTCGCAGGGTCGGTCGCAGACGACGATACAGAGATGAAGTCTTGCGGTGCAGCCATCAGATCCCGAAGATGTCAAGGTCAAAGAAAGCGTACGAAGCTGGGTCGTTATTCCAATCCTCCTTGTCCGCGAAGGCCAGGATGTCTCCCGCGATAGGCGTGTAAGAGCCTCCGCCGCCTGCATACGATAACGGCGTCACGACGATGTTCGGCCCTGCTGCTGATACCACTACGGAAGGGTCTGTGACGAGGTCAAGATGCAAGTCACGGATCACTACTTCGTCGCCGACAGCGAAGGTCTCCGAATCGTACTTCACGAAGGAGCCTGTCGAGGGTCCGTAGAGGTAATCGCCAGATGCGTCGAGAGGTTCGATGTAGTACTCAAGTTCAACGACCAGGTTCTCGTCATCTGCTGCCGATACCACCAGGGCAGATGCACCGATTCGGTTCGTCTTTGTGGGATACATGATGGCAGTTACCTTTGCCACTGCAGTCCGAGGGTCGTTCTCGACCGCTGTGATGTATCCCAGGCGCGTCGAAGGTGTCGCTGCGATAAGACCCGTATCTGGCTCACGGAGGCCTCGTATCTGCATCAGTCGGTACTGCCCTGCTTCTGCGTTCGCAGACATCAGCACAGACAGTTGAACCGTCTGAGCCTTCAGTCGGAACAGCGCAGAGATACGGGCGAGCCGTTCTGCGTATCGCTGGATGATGGCCTGTGTCACATCGCGGAACTCTACCACGGACAGCAGGCCTTCGGCCTCTAAATCCACGACTTGCGTCTGCCTGGTGATGCCGAAGCTTGACAGGTAAGCACCTGTCCCGAACACCGTCACGGTCGTTGAGCCATCCACAAGAACCGCTGAGGTCGCACGAATGGCATCTACACCGACCTCCAGGTCAAACGAGACGCCTCTACCCATGAGGACAGCTTCGTCCCCAATCGTCGGTAGTGTGGTGTCTGCTGTGTCAAACAGCGACCGAACCGTGACCCTTCCAGAATTGTCCACCGTAAAGCTCGCCCCTAGCGGCCGAAGGAACTTGCGAGTGAGCCAGGCGAGCAGGCCTTCGGAGGAGCCATCGCAGATCTGGAGCACTCCCTTCCAGGTCCAACCCCGATACACTGTGTCGCGCAGCAGCACGATCGCATCATCGTTGATGAACGAGGCCGGTAACCGAGTTCGCCAGGTTCTAGGGAGCTGAGAATCAAGCGACCCCAGGTGGCATCGCAGCAGGTCAAGAGGATGGACAGCTTCTGTGCCGAGCGTTGCCGAATAGTATGGCGACGACGATTCACCGAACTCGTTCAAGGAGTAGAAGTCTGGATTAGTTGACAGCACTTCAAAGACGCCACCCGATATGCTGACAGCATCTGGAACAGGGCCTCCGTTGAGTGCGATAAGTCGCTCGGAGTTTCCGAGGTAGAGCGTACCGATCCCGAATCCAGACAGGTTCGCTGCACTCCAAGCATAGGTCGCGCACCAGACGACGACCTCGCCGATAGCAAGAAGTCCTCCGAAGCAGGGGTCGCAGATGAGAGAAGCGTCTGCCTGCTCAACCCTCGATGCGATTCCAAAGTTCGTCGTGTTAGACGGATGCGGAACCAGATTCCTAGGACTGAACCCCTCAGTACCGTCTGCGAAGGTGTAGTTTGCGATGACGGAGTTGATCTGCTGATCTGCGAGCACTGCCAAGACATCGCGAGCCTGCACCTCAAGATTCGTCTGGTCGTTTGTCCAGATTGCACTTTCGAGGTAGTACCGAGAGTGTATCGTTTCTTCGGACAGGCCGCTCGTTATCCATACCATCACCTCTCGATCCTTTAGGAACGGGGGCGAAGTGAAGATTCGGCTGTCGTTGTAGGGAGGACGCTGCGAAGCCACCTCTCCGAGATGCTCTTCAAGAAAGGTTCCAAAGTGACCTTCCACTCCGACTGCACCTATCGTAGAGCGGAAGCCGCCTGGTATCTTGTCGACGACCGTAATCGTTCCAGACACCAGGTTCACACTCTCGACGCGAAACGCCTCTCGGTTCCAGTAGATGATGGAATCCGCTGCTATGCCGCTTGCGGTGAGTTCAGTAGGGTCAACATAGATCACGGTATCTGTCGGGCCGAAGTTCTGCAGCGCGTAACAGGCTGGCCGAGTAGGTGTCGCAGCGAAGTAAGCAGCGACCTCTGGCTCTGAATCTGGAACCACAATCTCAACTGAGAGCGAACCCTGTTGCGGGTCTCCCCGTAGTGGCGATACGCCATTGTTCGCTACATCGATGATCGGGATGCCTCCGTCGCGAGCGACAAGGGCGAGATACGGTGTCTCAAAGACAGAAGGCGTCGGTTGAAGCTGCACGCCAGAAGTCGAGATTGGGAGCGGCGAGATGCTCTGGTCGCCATTCCTGCCGAGGCCGGCGAAGGTCACGATAAGGGCGATCTGGTA